CAAAATTTTTATGCAAGTGCGGATCCAAAAGCTTTACCCGCAACAAGAGAAGAATTAGATGTAATGTTGCAGTTAGATTACAAGCAAAGCATTGAAATAGCAGAAGAAGAAGTTATAAATAATGTTTTTGAATTTAATAAATATCAAGAAACAAAAAGAAAAATAGCATATGATTTAACTGTGTTAGGAATAGGTGCTTCTAAAACAAGTTTTAATTTATCTGAGGGTATAAAAGTTAATTATGTAGACCCTGCGGCTCTTGTTTATTCTTATACAGAAGATCCTAATTTTGACGATATATATTATGTTGGAGAAGTTAAAAACCTAAGTCTTTCTGAAGTAAAAAAACAATTTCCTAATTTAACTAGTTCTGAATTAGAAGAAATTCAAAAATATAGAGGGCCAAGTAATTATAGTAATTACGTAAGAAATTATAGTGGTAATAATGATGATAATTTAGTTTCTATATTATTTTTTGAATATAAAACTTATGCTAACCAAGTATTTAAATTAAAATATACTGATCAAGGTTTAGAGAAAGTATTAGAAAAAAATGATGAATTTAATCCGCCTGAAAGCGATAATTTCGAAAGGATTAGTAGAAGTATTGAAGTATTATATACAGGGGCTAAAGTTTTAGGAATGCCTAAAATATTAGAATGGAATTTATCAGAAAATATGACCCGCCCTTATGGCAATGTTACTAAGGTTAACATGAATTACTCTATTTGTGCGCCTAGATTATATAAGGGAAGAATTGATTCAGTTGTAAGCAAGATAACTTCTTTTGCAGATATGATTCAATTAACTCATTTAAAGCTACAACAAGTTTTATCTAGAGTTGTACCGGATGGGGTATATTTAGACATGGACGGGCTAGCTGAAGTTGATTTAGGTAATGGGACCAATTATAATCCTGCTGAAGCTTTAAACATGTATTTCCAAACTGGTAGTATTGTTGGGCGTTCATTAACACAAGATGGAGATTTAAATAGAGGCAAAGTACCAATTCAAGAATTACAGACTTCAAATGGTATGTCTAAAATTTCTGCTTTAATTCAAACTTATCAATATTATTTACAAATGATAAGAGATACTACTGGATTAAATGAAGCTGTAGATGGTAGTTCTCCCGATAAAAATGCTTTAGTTGGCTTGCAAAAAATGGCTGCAGCAAATTCAAATGTAGCTGTTAGGCATATATTAAAAGCTTTAATGTATATTACTATAAGAAATGCAGAAAATATTGGTCTTAGAGTAAATGATGCTTTGCAATTCCCTTTAACCAGGGAAGCATTATTAAGTAGTATCAATACTTTTAATGTAAAAACACTAGAAGAAATTGCAAGTTTAGATATACATAATTTTGGTATATTTTTAGAATTAGAACCAGATGCTGAAGAAAAGGCATTACTTGAACAAAATATTCAAGTTTCATTGCAACAAAATTCTATTAATCTTGAAGATGCTATTGATATTAGAGAAATAAGAAATATCAAATTGGCTAACCAAGTATTAAAATTAAGAAGAACTAAAAGAACAGAGCAACAACAAGCTGCTCAATTAGCTAATATTCAAGCACAAGGCCAGTCTAATGCACAGGCTTCTGAAGCAGCGGCATTAGCTGAGGTACAAAAACAACAAGCGCTAGCCGAAACAAAAGTGCAAATTGAAAAAGCAAAGTCTGAATTTGAAATAAATAAAATGGAACAAGAAGCTTTAATTAAAAAACAATTAATGGCTGAAGAGTTCCAATATAAAATGAAGCTTGCTCAAATACAAGCAGACGCGCAAGCAGCAAAAGAAAAACAAATAGAAGACCGTAAAGATCAAAGAGTTAAAATTCAAGGAACTCAACAATCTGAACTTATAGATCAAAGAAAAAATGATCTATTACCTAAAGATTTTGAATCATCAGGTAATGATAATCTAGGTGGGTTTGGATTAGAGCAATTTGAACCGAGGTAAATTTTTTTATTAATTAATTTTATATTATTATATCATGGCAGAAGTACAAGTAAGACAAGAGGGGGAATTTAAAATGAAAAAACCCACAAGACCAAAAAATTTAGTGCAAGAGCAAAAAATTACAAAAGTTGAATTAAAAGACTCAGAACCACTAGATAAAGTACAAGAAGAGGTTACTAAAGTGGTAATCCCTAACGAACAAAAAACAGAAGAAAATGCCGTTCAAGAGTCAAGCACAGAGAAGGTGGATGTATCTAACCAATCCGGAGATGGCGAAAAAATGGGAGAAGGAAACGCCGAAGAACAAGTTGCTTCCCAAGAAAGTCAAAAAGAAGAAGTAGAGTCTCCTATAAAATTAGTAGAAGCCGAAACGAGTGAAAGCAATGAAACAAAATTTGCTGAACCAGAACAAAAAGAAGTATTAGAAGAAACAAAAGCGCCTGAATTACCAGAAGGAATAGATAAACTTATTAAGTTTATGGAAGAAACAGGTGGTACAGTCCAGGATTATGCAAGATTAAATGCAGATTATTCAAACGTTGATAATAATACTTTATTAAAAGAATATTATAAACAAACAAAACCTCATTTAGATCAAGAAGACATTGATATTTTATTGGATGATTTTTCTTATGATGAAGAAATAGATGAGGATAAGGATATACGCAAAAAGAAAATTGCGTTTAAAGAAGAGGTTGCAAAAGCCAAAAACTTTTTGGAAGAAACAAAGAGTAAGTATTACGAAGAAATTAAATTAAGACCTGGTATTACTCAAGAACAACAAAAAGCTATGGATTTTTTCAATCGCTATAATAATGAAGAGCAAAATAGAAGGTCTATTATAGACAGGTTTGAAAAGACTACTGACAATTATTTTTCCAGCAATTTCGAAGGTTTCGATTTTAATGTAGGATCTAAAAAATTTAAGTATTCTGTAAAAGACCCTGTTTCCGTTGCTGACAGCCAGAAAAATTTATCTAAGTTCGTTGAGACGTTCTTAAACGACAAAGGTGAATTACAAGACCCTGGAGGTTATCACAAGGCCCTCTATGCCGCTAGGAATACTGACCAAATTGTAAATCATTTCTATGAGCAAGGCCGTGCCGATGCTATTAAAGAACAGATTGCTAAAACTAAAAACATTACAACTGAGCCAAGACAAACGGCTGGTGGTGATGTATTTATTAATGGATTAAAGGTTAGGGCTATTAGTGGAGCTGATTCTAGTAAACTAAAAATAAAAACAAAAAGATTTAACTAATTAAAAAAATTTAAAAATGGCAAATGTTTTACCTGCTTTTGGTTCAATTAAACCAAGTCAAAAGCAACAAATACTTAGCGATAACTACCTAAGTTTTACAGATGGTACTAATGACTTCGCTCAACAGTATCTACCCGAAATTTACGAGCAAGAAGTAGAAAGATATGGTAACAGAACTCTATCTGGCTTCTTAAGAATGGTTGGTGCAGAAATGCCCATGACTTCTGACCAAGTTGTATGGTCTGAGCAAAATAGACTACACGTTGCTTATGATAATGTAACTGTTGCAACTGGAACCACTTTAACATTCGTATTGAATGCTACTGCTGGAGCTAGCTTTGTTGCAAACGTTATTTCTGCAAATGATACTATTGTTCTTATGGATCCTGCTACAGGAAAAGAACTAAAGTGTTTTGTAGAAACTAGTGTTGATACTTCTCCTACTTTGGCTACCTTAACTGTTAAGCCTTATACTCAAGGAGATCTAGTTGCTACTGGTGGTGGTTCTGAAATTGATTTTACAGGATTAACAACTGGTAAGATTTTCGTTTACGGTTCTGAATTTAAAAAAGGAACTGCTGACGGTCGTGAGCGTTCTATCACTCCTTCTTTTACTCAGTATAACAATTCACCTATCATCATTAAAGATAAATATGCAATTTCTGGATCAGATGCTGCACAAATCGGATGGGTTGAAGTTGCTACTGAAGATGGAACTTCTGGATTCCTATGGTATCTAAAAGCTGAGTCTGAAACAAGACTACGTTTTGAAGACTATCTAGAAATGGCAGTTGTTGAAGGTGAGCTAGTAAGTGGAACTTCTACATTGACTGTAAAAGGTACTGAAGGACTTTTTGCTTCTATTCAATCAAGAGGTAACGTTCTTAATAACTTTAGCGG